CTCTACCACTAGGGTCAGGATAAGATATAAGTCTATGCCCCTTATACTTCCTTGCCAGTTCTTTGGCTAGGGTTTCGGTATCGGGGTGTCCTTGCATCTCATCTAGGATATGTATCTGATTACCTCTTAAAGCAAACATACAAGAGGCCATGATACCAACGTTAAAGTCGATAGCCACATGCACATCCTCATTGTCGTCAAAGGTAGGCAGAGTTTTGTCTATATGCTCTTTACGGTTAAACGTATAGAACACAGTATTACCAGAGTCTTCAAAAGAGGCTGTATACTCTCTTGCAAACTTAAGAGGGTCTAGGGTTAGCTTCACACGCTCAATCTCGACTTCATCCAAGAAAGGAGAGTCATGATAGGTATAGTGATAGCTTTTCCACTCATCATCAGAGTCTTGCCTGTTGTACATTTCATAGAAGTAGTTATACCCCATAGGTGTACTAATGATAAGCGCTCTTCCAGAGTTAGCCCCGAACTTCTTAGCATTCTGCTCTGACCACCGTGTGGTGATGCAGGGCTGTATGACAGACTCCCAAGACTCTTTAAGGGTACTACCTGCACCCTTCCATGAACAAACTTCGTCTGCTACTACAAAGTACTGGCCTGTACCACGCATCCTCTCAGATGCCTCGTATGACCATATCTTAAGTATAACATTATTAGGAAACCAGAAGGTGCCAGCTACTCTAGAGGCTTTATCAGCGAAGTCTTCCATCCCTAGTTGATAGGCTAACAGGGGATAGTAGATGTCTACAGCTTGAGCATAGGTAGGGGCAATGATTGCCACATTCTTGTTAGGTACGTCTGCTGGTAAGTCCATTAACTCTTGCACCGCTATAATGGCAGCAGTAGCAGCTAAGTAAGATTTACCAAAACCTCGACTAGCATTTACCACAGCATAGCGGTTATTCTTTTCTACGAACATATCATTGATAATCTCTGACTGTCCTTCATGTAACTCTATCATATTACCACTTTACTTTATTAGCCCAGTATGCTGCTGACATCTTTCCTTTAGCAATATTGGTAGCATGTCTAGCTTTAAAGGCTTTGTTTCTCTTAGTGCCATCTTTGGAGCCTACCGCCCCTTGAGCACCGAATCGTATGGTCTTAATTTGTGAGCCTACCTTAGCAACTACTATGTGGCTCTTAGTTTTGTGACCTGGAGTTCGCTTAGGCTTGTTAAACCCTGATACACCTGCTCTGGTCAGTCTAGAGTCTTTATCAGCCATTTTATTTAAACTTCCTCCCGATGCTTCTCTTTTTATTTCTATAGTACTTCTTAAGACCAGCAGAAATTGCTGCGCCTCTAGCACTAGCACTACCTACTGCTTTCTTAGTTCTCTTTTTGATTTTGCTAGCATTCTTGATGGCCTTATTCTTCATACTTACTTTACCATAAGTAGAGATAGCACCACCAATAGCCTTAATAGCCATAAAATTTCTTGGTTTCATCTTTTCTTCCTCTTAGGTTGTGAAGAATACTGTTTGCCAGCCTTAGTATCTTTGCGCTTCTTAGCAGTACTAGCTGCATAGTTCTTCTTAGACATCCTGTTAATAGCTTTAGTTGGCAGATAACGTTCACCAGTGGCCTTTGGGCCTCTCACAGAGGGCTTACCAGACTTGGTTCTCCACTTCTGCTTAGTCCACTTACTCATGCTCTTTTGAGGCTTAGTCTTTCCACCAGAGTAAGTACCACCACGTTGTTTATAAAGCTTGGCGGCAAGCTGCATAGCCCTAGCCGAATGCTTGCCACCCATTTTAGCTTTAGCATCGGCTTTGGCCTTCTCCCACTTCTTAGGATTAGACCTGCCCATTACTTTTTCTTCTTCATAGTTTTCTTCTTAGGCATAGGTGGCATCTTGCCTTTACCTTTACCTTTTTTAGGTGGACGTCCTACTTTGCTTCCATAAGTTCCTTTACCCATAGGCATGTTAGTTCTCCTTTGTTTTCTCTTTATTGTTATAGTCAACGTGACCTTCTTTACTCATCCATACTGCAAACATACCTGTCATAGCACCCATAACAACTGACACTAAGCCAGACTGCTGTATTGTGGGGTCAGGTAATTCCATATACCATTCTACTACTCTCCAAGAGCTAACACTAACAGCTAGCATCATAAGCCTTGGAGTGACTTGATAGTCATGTAATTGTTTTGCAGTAACCATAGCACTAGTCCTTAGATTTAAGGTTCAATGATATCGCCACAGGGCGCTTCTCAGTAATCTCTTGCTCGATTTTCTCAGGTACTTTCTTATAACCATACTGCATAAGGTTATTAATTAACTGGCCTTGGGTAGCCAGAAGCTGTGCATAGGCACCAGAGCCTATACGAATATTTCCAGACAATAGTTGGGTCTCTATGTAATCATACTTAGCAACCATTTTCTCAATAGGGTCAAACTTAAGTTCCTCAAGTTTCTTCACAGAGTCTTTTGAGAAAATATTCTTAGAGCCTTTCGGACGACCAGCGCCTTCTCTTTTACCGCCATTCTGTCGTACGGTTGGATTTGGGTTTGCCACAGGTTTCTCCTCTCTGGCTTTTTGCGTGTATTTGAAACACTTTCAGTTGAAAATTTTTAGATTATTTTACAAAACCTTACAGTTGTCCTGCTGTAAGGAATTGAAAAGTAACCATTAAATCCTTAAATTATCGTAGTGGTTTATCGTTAAATTTAGCGGCGGCTCTCAGAGATTCGTTCTCTTGTTTGAGCACATCGATTTGCCTTATTAAAGACTCTACTGTCTCTTTATAAGCAGTCTTACTGAGTGCTATTGAACGGAACAAACCTAACATTCCTGCAGCAACTAAAACGATTAGTCCTGCAATCATGGGAGGCACCACTTCGAGAAGGGTATTGTATTCCATTTAATTATTCCTGTATAGCGTTCTTATTCTTCGTCTTCTGGACCAAGAAGAAATCCAAACACGTAAAAGATACTGAGACAATAAGGCAAACTAATAGCTGTAAGTAAGTTCCAGTCACCAAAGTGCAGGTAGCTACTAATAGAAATTGTTAACCAAATTGAGGTTGAAAAGAAGTTAAAGACAATCCGTTGGGGTCGTCCAGTGTAATATAGTTGGCAGAAGCCTATAACAGCTAAACACCAAGCAACAAAGAAGTTGTTTACCTGTAGTGTTTCCAGTTGTATACCGTGAGCGTCAGAGAAAAGTACTGTGTAGGCAATAAACCAGAAGGCAAGCCCTGAAGCCTGTTCAAGACCTCGCCCATAGTTCCACTTACTTACCACTAAGGCATTAAGTACTTTGGTATAGCTGTTTATGAATCTGTCGAGCGATATCGCAAGCTTAATAGCGTCCATGTGAAGATTACCATTGTTGAAGTGTTAAAGACAAACCATATATAGTTAGCCCAACCTCTCCCCCACTCGTCTCCGGCCAACCAAGCAGAAAACCATGAGGATTGTGCTACAATGTAGAACAAAGTTGTGGCTAATATAAGGATAGTGAGAGGTCTTTTAAGAGAGACCATAGATGCACCTATCAACACAATTAGTGTAGCCATTATGAAAGTAAGGCTATCCAGATAGTGGTGTGCAGAGAATAAAAATTGTTGTAGAGGGGTTAGTTCTGGCATTAGCATTATTCCGTTTAAGGGCTAGAGTTCTATTTTTAAGGTTGAGTATAGAAGGTTAAGTTTTAAGACTCACCTAGAATCTTTATAGCTTTCATATTACTATTTAATAACTAACAACAATACAATATGTTTAATAAATCTTTAGATAACCCCCCGCCGAAAAAACTTAAGGGGGTGCATCATCGGGGGGCTTGTACGACTTCCCTTTCAGATGCAAGTAGGGAGCCATAGTGAGG